GTTCTTTGCTAAAGGTGGGCCATTAAGTAAACTTGCTGCAAGTTTTTTAAGGATAGCAGCACAACTAAAGGGTGCTGTAGCAGCATCAATCAGATCAGGGTTTCTTGCTGGTTCTAACATTCTTACTAGTATTAGAGGTAGATTTGCTGGGTTCTTTGCTAAAGGTGGGCCATTAAGTCGTTTAGGTGCAAGTTTTTTAAGGATAGCAGCACAACTAAAAGGTGCTGTAGCAGCATCAATAAGAAGTGGATTTCTTGCTGGTGCTAATGTTATTGGTAGTATCAGAGCTGGGTTTGCTGGATTCTTTGCTAAAGGTGGGCCATTAGGTAAATTTGCTGAAAGATTTGTTTCTATAGGCGCAAGTATGTTGAATAAAATTAAAAACTCATTGTTCTTTAATCTTGACCCCAGAAAACTTGGAAGTATTTTTGGTAAATTTGGAAAATTATTCACCCCATTAGCCACATCTGGTTCTAAACTTGTTAGTGTTTCTGCTGCTATGGGTACATCAATTACTAATTCAAAGCTTTTTACAGGTATTGCAAGTAAATTTGGATTATTGTTTAATGTTTTAGGTACATTTAGTGGTAAACTTAGTAGTCTTTACAGTGTTGCAATAAGAAGTATGAGCAGTGCTCTAAGAGCAGCTGTCAACGCATTACCTCCTGTAGTTAAAAAATTACTTCCAAAAGCCTTTACCACAATAGCTGCTGTAGCTACATCACAACCAGTAATTAGAACATCCCAAGCTGCACTGAATATTCTTAAAAACAAAGGTGCCAATATTGTAAGCAAAGCACCTAGTGTCGTAGCTGCGGTTGCTTCAAACTTTGGTAGAGCTGCAGCCCAATCTCATCGAGTTGTGCCCCGTGTAGTTGCACCTGTATTAAATACAGCCAAAAAATTAACACAAAAATCTCTAAAAGCTATAGGCAAACTTGGTAAATTGTTGCCTTTTATTGGGCCATTTATAAGTGGTGTTTTAATAAAAAATATTCTTGAAAATCCTGATATGGATGATAGAGAAAAAGCAAAACAAGTTGGAAGTTTAATAGGTTCTCAACTTGGTATTACTGGTTTTATGGCACTTGGTGGTGTATTAGGTTCATTAGGTCTTCCTGGCTTTGGGACTGTACTTGGTGCTGTCGGTATGGGAACACTTGGATTTTTTGGCGGTGATTATCTAGGTGGAAAAGTAGGCAGCTGGATGATGGGTCAAGGAGGCGATCTAGGTGAACGTGATGTAAAACGGGCAGAGCAATTTCTTAGAAAAAGGTCTGCAATTCAAAATATGTCTGCTAAAGAAATAGGCGCAGCAAGAATTTTAGACACTACCAGTATGACTGGCGCAGCGATACAGCAATTAGCGCACCATGATATGTTTAAAAGTATGGTAGGTACAGCAGATAATCCTGGCCGCATGACACTTCCCCAAGCTCAAGCGGCCTTTGATAAAATTTCTGCACAAAACGATATGCCGCCAATGATAATTAAAATGGGCGACAGTATAAGTAAAAATAGTAATACTACTGTAAGCAATGAAATGTTAGGCGTAGGTGATCAACAATTTAGTACTGGTGTTCCATAATATAAAAAAAAGGGGAGTAAAATACTCCCCCTTCTCTTTTTTTGTTTATAAGAACTTATCCATTATTCGCAAGTTTTTCAAAATATGACATAGTATCATCTTCTTCTGCAGCAACAATAGGTGCTTCTACAGGAGTAGTATCAACTACTGGGCTTGCAATAGGTCGATCTTCTGTCATACTATTTGTAACATTACCTACTGAAATAGTACCAGAAAGAACTGTATCAAGTCGTTGTTTCAATTCTTCATAAGACTTAAAGTTTGAAGCATCAGTCTTCTCTGCGAGAGGATATGCTTTCTTCCAAACTTCTTCAATTTGTCCATCATTATCAAATAGAGCAGTTGGTGAATCAAACTCCGACTTATCATAGTTCCAATAACCATCAACCTTACGAATTTTCAGTTTGAAGTTTGCACCTTCCCAAAAATCAAATGGGTTGATAGGTGATTCATCCTCAAATTCTGGTTGCATTGCAGCCATCAATTTATCAAAGATTTTTTTCCCGAAACGAAACAAGAATACTTTACCTTCATTCTCAGGGTGTTTGCTGTCGCTCACCACATAGATATTTGAGAAGTATTGTAATTTTCTTTTCTGTTTACGAGCAATCTCTTTGTCAGACTCTAGACCAGTATTCCAATATGAAGAGTTCATCTCAGACACAGGGTCTTTCTGTCCAATTGTAGTAAGAGAGTTTTCAATATACCATTGACCAGTAGGGCCTTGGAACGCATGATTCCAAACCTTTGCCCAAGGCATATCTTCTCCCTCAACTGCTGGAAGAAATCGAATGACTGCAAAGCCATTACCAGACTTATCAAGTTCTGGTTTCCAAAGACGTTCATCTTTATAAGATTTTTTATCTTGTGGGGCGTTTTCTTCCTTGACTGCACCAAGTAGTTTATCAAGTGAATTAGTTCTTTTTAACGTATCTATTGACATTTAAGTCTCCTTATGTTAACGTATGTTCTTGTATAGTTCATCGTATGTTAAATCTGTACCAACCCGATAGAACTGCACATCAGGAAAATCCCTTTGTAACATTCTAAACTGGTTGTTCCAGTTGACAGGGTTGAACCCCCTGTTATTTTCGGGCAGATAATTACTGCTACCCTTATATACATTATTTATGGGTTTGTTATAATCGTTTCCGTCAAACCCTAACATATATATCTCTTTTGCACCAGCCTTGCAAGCAAGGTATAGTGCTGTATTTCCAGCAGACCAATCTTTGGGATAATCAATATTGATTACTTTATCATTGTATTCATCAACCCATGTGATATATAGTCCAACATCCTTTTCAGCTTTCCTTCTCAGGTCTTCTACATCTAAATCTGGATTTTGTTGTATTGCTTCTTTTATATTTGCTTCAACCGTTTCTTTCGTTTTACCTTGTACCACACAAGAACTTCTGCCTCGTTTTGGTGTTTGGTATATAGGGTCGTTCCAGTTCATCATTAATGACTCTGGTTCAAAAAATGATGGTAAGACTTCCCAATCAGCAAACCAACACTTATGTGTGAGTGGATAGTCTGATTCATATATCTCTTGTTGCATAGGATAGTCTATTGAGACAAGATTGTCAAGGGCAAAATCACGATAAATTGCATTACATCCCCATGTGATAAAATTGTTACCTTCTATCGGTTGTCTGGGCCTTGACTCTCCATTACCATATACTATATGTTTATTCAACTCTTAGTGCTTCCCAAGAAACAGGAAACAATTCTTTTGCCTTTAAATCAATCATCTCTGCAATCAATTGTGTTTCCCATTGTGTATCTGATTTACATCTTAGATTACATACACGAGCAAAAGCCATCAATGTACCACTCCAATACCACTCAGTATATAAGTTCTGTGGTAATACCATACGAGCCATCTCTGGTGCAACATTTGCTTTCAGTAGATTGTTGTATGTTTCTTTTACATACTCCATTGTACTACTGATATTGTATTCAATGTATTCATCAGAAGATCCTTGTTTCTTATCTTCTGCTTTTAATCTCCAGTTTTTTGGAATATAAAACTCTGGCTCATTGTCAACATAACGTCTGCTGACTTCGTTCCAGACTAATCCCACTTGGTGCTTGACAAGTTGTCGTGCAACAAATATTGGAGCTTTGATTCTAAATTGCATTGAAGCATGACCAAAGGGACTCCAATGGTCATGTTTAGCTAAATAGGATATAAGTTTTTTATCTTTATCCCTTATTGTACTTTTGCCCGTGTTGTGATCAATTTTACCAGAAAACGAACTTTCTTTATCAAAGGATACTCGGGCAGCGTTTACTACAGATAAATCGCTGCCCATGTGATCAATGAGTTGTACGTTCATTAAACCTCTTCTTTTGATCTGGCGCTCTACGAGTAGGACGATACCCCTTAGGCCACTCTGGTGTCCTAGATGCAAGTTTCTTACATCTTTCCCTAAGCTCCTCATTGTGCTTAGTTAACTCTGCACAATCGTATTCAAGTTCTTTGATACGATTCTTGAACGTCAAAGATTCTAAAGCATCCCACGTTGCATTTTTTTCTTTTTCAGTAGACATAAACTTTTTACTCCTTATATAGTTTATTGTTTTATATTGTACACGATTCTTGAGGCAATGTCAAGAACTAAATTGGCAATTGTGCTTGTCTTTCAAGATAATTTAGTTCTCTTGCATTGGCCTCAATCTTCTCTTTGAGTGACTTAGTGATAAGTCTTCCAACTGTATCTGGCTCTATATTATTAACAAAGCAATAATCTAACACAGCGTCCATGTGTGAAATTTCTTTATCTCTTGCTATATGTTCTATGTTTAAAGAGAACTTCTTAGCAGTTTGTACCGTTTCGCTATTTAGATTAGTATCATTACTATTCATAATTTATATCCTATATAAGTTAAAAGAAAGTGATGGGATTCTGTTTCCACGTTCCCATCGGACGCATCAGCATTAGGCCGCTAGGGCATAACCTGTAGGTGCAAAGTTATCGTTTGCGTTTGTAGTATTTGACCAATTACGCAGTCACCCGATAGTTCTACTCGCCTCTATACTTGTCAGTCGATCCTAGTTCGCCCCCATCATAATTACTTGCCTAGATATTTTACTCTATCTTTTTCTTTTTGTTCAATCCAGTTTTTAATCCAAATTTTGATAAAGTTAAACATATATTTCTCCAAGTAATTATGGTGGAGGCGTTGGGTACTGCCCCCAAGTCCTGTCCAATTGTCGAATTGTATTAACAAACTATACTCTATTTATATCATACATTCGTTCTAATGTCAAGGCTTAAATTTAATATCTATCTTTTTTTCTTGAGGTGCTGGTTTAAAATCATTGCCAGTTGCTACAATACAAGCTTGTTTTAATTCAGATGCAAATTCTATCATTGTCCAAGTTTTTGTTTCCATATTGACACTTAAAATATATGATACATCTTTGAATGTACCTGTTGTGGTCAAACTTTTTCCATATAACATAAGAAAAGGTATTTCCCGATATATTTTAGCTTGGTGAGTTACTACCTCTTGTGGTTCAGCACATTGTACAGGTTTCTGCAACCAATACGGTTCAGCTGACACACTAGACAGGCACCCCAACAATGTCGTTATTGACAACATTAACTTTTTCATTTTTCTGTTTCCATTCTGCAATAGCTTCAGTCAATAAAGGTAAATAGTCTTTTTTATCTTTAACAAATTCCTGACATACACCATCTGCGGTTACAACCAATATGCAAATCTGATTGATCTCAATACCAGTTCGTTCTTCAAACATTTCTGCATAAGCAGATGCCTGAATGTAGTAAGATTCGTTGTAACTATCTTGTCGTTCTTTTGTTGATGTCTTAAAGTCAATGATAGACAATACACCATCAAACTCAGCAATACAATCGACTCTTCCTGCTACTTTATACTTGTCACTATAAAGACCAGCTTCTTGAGAATGAATGTTATCTATACGAGTTAACAGCTTATCTCTCAACTGAGTAAACAATGCGTGTGGTAAAAACTTTTCTTTGTGTTTTTCCATATCCTCATTGTTTAAGTAATCTTCACACATATGATGGACAGCAGTGCCTCTAGCAGCTGCTGTCCTCGCAATATAATTTGCTACTTCATCACCAACACGTTTTCTCCATTCAAACAATCCTTGTTTGTTTCTAACAGAAAGAACTGTTGTAATAGATGGATACATATTTCCATCTGGTGTTTTGTATAAACGTATTCCGTCTTTATTTGTCGCCGTAATATCCTGTAATTCTACAGGAACATGATTAAATTTTTTCATATTATTTTTATGCCATTTCCAATGCAGATGAAGTAGTTTCTTCTACTCTACGAGTCCAACCTCTACCAAACGTATCAAATGTACCAAGACTTTCATAATACTCTTGCCTTGATGATTGATATCCTTCGATTGCTGATTCTAGTCCTACTTCTTCAACGTAATTGTGAACGGCCTTTAAAGTGTTAGGGCCGATGCCACCGTCAACAGTAGTACCAATCAATTTTTGTAGATACTTTGCACTACGACTTGGGCCTGCATTTACAGCAAAGTCAAATACACATAGGTCTAGCCCACTTGGTAAATCATCACATTTACAACGATCCCAATAGTTTTTTTGATAGATAGGAGCAACATCTTCGACTAACAAGTCTGTCATGTCTTTATCTCCACCCCATTCTTCATATACTCTTTTCGTTACGCCAAGATTAGTCTCGCCGCCTGGGTCTTTAGGATGATTTACATATCCACCCTCGTGATGTAGTATCATTTCTAAACAGTGTTCATAGTTATCTTGCATTATTCTATCCCCATTCCTAATTTTGTTTTTTGTATAAGATAGTTTCGCACAAATCCTGAGCGAACTATATCTCCGATGTCAAATTCTACACAATTAAATTCTTTCATTTCTTGTAGAATCTGTAAGAAATTCATTAATCCATTTCTTTCGTTTGTTCTTGTCAAATCAGATTGGCCAAAATCTCCACAGAAAACTATTTTTGAATCCTGACCAACCCTAGTTATAATAGTATCAAGTTCATGGAAGTTTAAATTTTGACACTCATCGACTATGATGATACTATTGTCAAAGGTCAAACCTCTAAGAAATGATGTAGATAGGAAGTAAAAACTTCCTTGTGCTTTCAAGCGATCATATAACATACTGAACGCTTGTTCGTTAGGTTGTTCAAACATGAATTGCATCATGTTTGAATACGGCACTTGATATAAGGCCGCCTTATCTTCTTCATCGCCTGGCAAGAAACCAATCTCTCTTGTCGGTATAAGTGAACGAACTACCACAACTTTATCAAATGGTGTATCGTTTTTAAGGACATCTTGTAGAGCAAGATATACTGAAATAAATGTTTTACCAGTACCAGCACAACCAAAAAGAAATTGGTTCTTTCCCTCTTTCCATGTATCAAATACTTGTTTTTGACTATCGGTAACAGGTTTAATCTTGGTAAGTTGATTGTGAGTGATATCTTGTTTTTTTGACATTATGTATCCTTGTTTGGTGTAGGTGGAGTGAAGGGGTTCTGTTATGGTCTTACACTAATAATTGCCATAATTCCCTTCACTCCTGTAAGAACGCTTTAATCAGATTAAATTGCAATCCTTACGTCTTTATTTATAATTATTGAACCAGTTGACCTTGACGATATTCCTTACTTATTGAATCTAAATTATGAGCTTTACCTATACTTGTACGTTTTTTGACTGTATTAAAGGTCTTGAGGTCTTTATTTGTTCTATTTGTACCATACTTTTCTGCCATAGGTGAGTTAGGATGACCTTCTGCAATACGTTGCATATTCTCCTTAAATCCATCATCTACTCTATGTGTCTTTCCTTCAATCCCACCAATAATAGCTGGTGCAGACATCACCTTCTTAAATGCTGGGTGTTCTTCTAGAAAAGTTTCTAATTCGTTCCAAGAACAAAATGTATTATATGTGTCACCATTTTCGGTGTTTGTAAGTGTGTATGTAGGCATAAGCTTATTCTTTCATCTAATTGGCACATGAGTGTTGTACATATCTAAAATTTTACTTTCAAGTTTTCTCACCTGATCATTCAATTCCTCGTTTCTTTTTAAAGCATCATAGTAAGATTTAGTTAAATCAGCCATATCTCTTTTTAATAAATTCATTTCAGATGTTGGAGTACTTTCTCTAGTGCGTCTTAGCATATAGTCATAGTATCCTTCATATTGTTTTTCTTGAACCATATTGGTATTTCCCGACTTTTCCAATTTGCAAAATATGCTTTCTCATTTATATAGTAGTTCTTGTACGCCTGTATCGTATCACCCTCTACTTTACAATCGTCTGGCATACATTGTGGTAAAGTTGTCAGTCCTTTATTTGGAATGTTCTCTGGAGTTCTTTGTAATATAAAAGATGCTCTACCAGAGCCATGTGTCTTTCCATATCTATAAGTATATTCTGCAAGTGTAGCCATATAGATTTTGTATAGTTGAAAATAATTAGCACTAGATTCACGAACCCATATGTTTGATGGGTG